CATTGGAGGAGTAAAAATTTAGATGGCTGAGTATAAAGAAATACATGGCACAAAGATTCGGAACTATACGACTAATCCCGATAATCCGATTACGGGAGAGGTGTGGTATAACGATACTGATAACGTATTAAAGTTTCAATATCCTAATACAACTACATCTGGTTCATGGGCAACTGGTGGTAGTTTAAACGCACCTGCTGGAAAAGCACTTGCAGCAGGAGCTGGCACTAAAACTGCTGGAATGGCTTTTGGTGGAGATGATGATTCAGGCCCAAGTATTGTAGCCAACACAGAACTTTATAATGGAGCAAGTTGGACAGAAGTTAATAACTTAAATACCGCTAGAAGAGCCTTAGCAGGTTCTGGTCTACAAACAGCTGCTTTAGCATTTGGTGGAGCTAATCCAGGTTCAACTAATAAAGGAGAAACTGAAATTTGGAATGGAACAAACTGGACTGAAGTAAATGATTTAAATACTGCTAGAAGAGAAATATCAGGAGCTGGTACATCAACTTCATCGTTAGCTTTTGCTGGTTATGACACAGCAGTAAGGGCTTACACTGAATCTTGGAATGGAACAAACTGGACTGAAGTTGCTGACTTAAATCAAACAAGAACGGCTGTAGGAGCTGCTGGTGCAAGTAATGTTTCATCTCTAGCTTTTGGTGGAGATACAGGAGAAGCATTCTCACCAGAAAAATTTACAGGAACAGAATCTTGGAATGGATCTAATTGGACAGAAGTAAATGACTTAAATACTGCTAGAAGTGCATTAGGTGGAGCAGGAATAATAACTTCAGCATTAGCGTTTGGTGGACAATCACCAGCATCACCTCCTCAAACTGGTAAAACAGAAGTATGGAATGGAACTAACTGGACTGAGGATGGAGATATGAGTACAGCAAGAGGTAGTATGGCTTCTATGGGTTCAAGTAGTTTAGAAGCATTAGGTGCTGGTGGATATACTTCTGGACCAGTTACAGCAGTAACGGAAGCCTGGACAGGTGCAGGTGCACCAGTCGGTGCTTGGGCTACGGGTGGAACTTTAAATACTGCAAGAAGACAAGGTGCAGGAGCAGGATTACAAGGTGCAGCTTTAGCTTTTGGTGGTGTTAACCCGAGTGCTACTCAGGCAGTTACTGAATCTTACAATGGATCAAACTGGACTGAAGTAAACGATTTAAACACTGCAAGAAGAGATATAGCTGGAGCAGGAGCAACTAACACAGCCTCTTTAGCTATGACTGGTGATGGTGGAACACAACTATGTGAAACTTGGAATGGAACCAACTGGACGGAAGTAAACGATACAAACACAGGTAGAAAATACTGTGCAGCAGGTGGAACAAATACATCAGCTTTAATATTTGGTGGTAATACTCCACCTAATAATCTTGTTGATACAGAATTATGGAATGGAACTAACTGGACAGAAGTTAATAATTTAAATACTGGAAGACACAACATGGCTGGATCTGGAGCTGATAATACAGCTTGTTTATGTATAGGAGGAGAAGCAGGACCTAAACTAGGAAATACGGAATCTTGGAATGGAACTAATTGGACAGAACTTAACGACTTAAATACAGCACGATCAGGATTAGGGGGCAAAGGTTCTAGTACTGCATCTTTGGTTTTTGGAGGAAGTGCTCCACCAGGATATCTTGCAATTACAGAAGAATGGAATGGTGTAAGTTGGGTTGAATTAGCAGATTTATCAACAGCACGTTTATTAACAAGTGGTGCAGCTGGTTATACTTCTACAACAACAGCAGGATTAGCTTTTGGAGGTGAAACAGAACCAGGTGCAGTCCAATCAGCAACAGAAGAATGGAGTGGTTCAACAATTACAACTAAAACGGTAAGCACGGATTAATTATGGCAACATACAAAGAAATAAAAGGAACACAAATTGAAGCGGTAGCAACTGATCCATCAAATCCTGTTGAAGGACAAGTTTGGTATAATACAACTTCTAATGTTTTAAAAGGTCAAGCAATTACAGCTGCAGGAGCTTGGTCATCAGTTAACAATTTAAATACAGCTAGATATTCAGGAGGTGGTGCAGGAACTACGACTGCGGGTTTATACGCGAGCGGAGTTGCATCTGGTGGAGTTGATAAACATGAAACAGAAAGTTGGAACGGAACTAACTGGACTGAGGTTAATGACGTTAACGATGATAGAAATGGTTTGGAAAACCAAGGAGTAGGAACTCAAAGTGCTGCTATGATATTTGGTGGATATGATGACGCTGCAAATGCAGTAAATAGTTGTGAAACTTGGAATGGAACTAACTGGACAGAAGTTAATAATGTCAATCAAGGATCTGGATATGGCGGCGGTGCTGGAACTCAAACAGCTGCAGTGTATGCTGGAGGTTATGGGGCTCCACCTCCTGGTGATACTCGTAACGCATTAACAGAAACTTGGAATGGAACAAATTGGACTGAGGTCAACGATTTAAATACAGGTCGATATAACTGTGGTTCTTCAAATTCTGCACCTTCAACAAGTATGATACTTTTTGGTGGAGGTCCACCTAATACAGGAAAAACTGAACAATGGAATGGAACCAACTGGACTGAAACTAATGATATGAACACAGCTAGAAATGCTTTGTCTGGAGCAGGAGTTTACGCATCAGCAATAGGATTTGGTGGAAACCCTGCAGGTAGTGTTGTTGGATTAACAGAAGAATGGAATGGAAGTAGTTGGACTGAGGTAGCAGACATGAGTGTAAGTTCAGTTTATAGAGGTGCTCTAGGTTTAGCAAGTAGTGCATTAGCAATAGGACAAGGTGCAGGTCCACACAATGGTGTTGAATTATGGACAGGTGCAGGTGTTGTACAAACAAGAACATTTACCGACTCATAAGACTTGTAATATATTTTAGTTAGTATATATAAGAAGAAACTATAAAGGATAAAGATATGAAAAAAGACGTTAAAGAAGTTATACAAGGCGAAGAACCACATTTAAATAATCTATTAACACAGGAAGATCTATCATCATTTAAAGGTATGGTAGACGAACTTCGTGATACATGGACCAAGAAACAAATGTTTCGAACAGAAACAGAGGCAAGGTTTTCTGTACTACAAGACAATCGTTATCCAACTAAAGCATCAAAGTATTGGCAGTGTGTTAGAGAACAATCATCATACTTAGATAATCTAATGACATTATCGTTTGACTATAGAAGAAACGAAGCAAAAATTAAATGGTTAGAAGGTAAAGTTGAAAAAGAAAAAGATGAATATAAAAAAACTAAATACAAAATAGATTTAGACGAAGCTATATTTGGTAAAGCGTCTATGGAAAAAGTTGCTAAACATAGAATGAGAGAAATTAAAATGTGGTCTAAATTAAAAGGTGAATTTAATGATGGATCATTTAATGACAAAGATGTTAATCAACATCAATTAGAATCATATGGATTACAGTATCACGAGAAAGCAAAAACATTAAATCAAAATTCAAGTGAGGCTGAAATATTTAATGTAATGGGGCAACTACAATCACTACAAAGAATTAAAAAATCTGGTGAATTAGAAAGTAGTTACAAAGAGAAAGAAAAAATTGAACAACATGGAAAACCTAAAGTTTGATTTTGTATTTTTAGGTCAATCGGTTTTAAAGTATCAAGTACCGCTTGATATATTTACTACAATTAATCAGATCTACGAACAAAATTTTCATAACCTTGCACCTGCTAACGGACAGTTGGTTGGTAAGATAGAGAATGAACATTCATTGTTTTATCACGGTGAAGATCAAACTAAAATGAAGAACCATAATATGTTGCCTAAAAATGTTACAGATTATTTCATGACTGTGTTTAAACACTATCTAGCTTTTAATAAGATAAGAGATTATGAAACTCATTTAAATTCTATTTGGGTTAATGAAATGAAACAACACGAATACAACCCTGCTCATATTCATAGAGGTATGTTGTTTACTGGACTATCAAGTGTTATGATTTTAAAATTACCATCTACTTATGGTAAGGAATATTCAGCAGAACAAGTACAACAGAATGGTAGACTACAGATATTAGGTGCAGCTAACGGTCAGTTTGCTAAAATAGATTATCAGCCACCCATGGATCTTAGAGATTTTTATATCTTTCCATATGATATGAGGCACTGTGTATATCCTTTTAATGGAACTCATGAGACTAGACGAACTCTTGCTGCAAACTGTGATGTAAATTTTGATCCGATTAGAAATAGAGGTGCAACATAATGGATAAACAATATTATATAGATAATCATATAGGTATATTTAAAAACTTTATGCCTAATGAATTAATAGATGATTACACAAATTATTTTAACAAATGTGAACAACAAGGCGCAGTGTATCCAAGGCAAGTAGATGAAACATTGGTATCAGATAATGCAATCGATACTATAAGAGATACTAATGTTCCTATGACTTATAACAACAAACCTTTTATAGATATGTTTTTTAAAGAAATATATCCTTTGTACGTTCAAAAATATTCATACTTAAAAAAATTAGCGACCCATAATATACTTGAAGTTAAAATACAAAAAACTAAAGTAGGTGAAGGTTATCATATGTGGCATTGTGAGAATGCTGAAATGAAAGCTAGAAATAGAATACTAGCTTTTAGTGTTTATCTTAATGATGTTGCAGAAGGTGGAGAAACAGAATTTTTATATCAAAAATGTAGATTTAAACCTGA